GGTACAGGCGCAGGCGGCGGTGGTCAAAATAACACTTCAACAATCATAGCTGCAAGTGGTCCTGGTGTTTCTTATGGATCTGGTTCAGGTGGTGGCGGTTGGAATAATGGTGGTGGCGGTAATGAAAACAGCGCAGCAGGTAAGGCAGGAGTAGTAATTGTGAGGTATCCAGCATGAGTAATTACGCTTTGATAAAAAATGGAATAGTTGAAAACGTAATTCTTGCAGATGCCGAATTTATTGCATCATTACCTAACGCAACAGATTATGTTGAATACACAAATGCTGGTATTGGTTGGAGTTACAACGGGTCAAATTTTATACCACCTAAGTGCCACGATGTAGCGATACTTGATGATGCAACTTGTCGTTGGACATGTGAGGATTCTTCCCATGAAGCCACGATTGTCTAAAGCTGCTTCTCAACTTAGATTACAAATAGATGATTCCTTCGCGGATAGAGATAGAACATCAGACGGCTGGGTTGGGGATACCCGACATAGTCGAACTGTCTCTGATCACAATCCAGATGTTGAGGGTTGGGTACGCGCCATCGACGTTGATGCTGACTTGTCCAAGCAAAAAGGGCAGTCCGTATATCTGGCAGATCAGATACGACTTGCTGCTAAGAATGGTGAGCGGCGAATTACTTACATTATCCACATGGGAAAAATTGCTAGTTCAAAGAAGCGTTGGGCTTGGCGCAAATACGATGGCATCAATGCTCACAACCACCACATTCACATCTCGTTTGCGAAAGAAGCTGACAATGATGGTGAGTTTTTTCAAATACCTATGCTAGGGGGAACAAATGAATGAACTAAAGACAGCAGCAGGTTCTTGGGGCAGAGCCTTTCTAGTAGCGGCACTTAGCCTCTACGCAGCCGGAGTAACAGATCCCAAGGCACTTATAGCTGCCGGACTTGGCTCATGTCTACCACCAATTATTCGTTGGTTATCACCAACAGATAAGGCAATGGGTATTGGTAAGAATGACATCTAATGACATGTTCACCATCTACATTGCCACTCTTGGCATAGTAGGTGGACTGGCAGGCTATGTGATTACACATTTGCTTGGTGAAATAAAGCGACTCAATGCGCGAGTCGATGAGATTTACAACATACTTCTAGAGCGATAATTATTGCCATGGCAAGGACTAAGAAGGTCATAGACTTAGATACTTACTCTAAGTTAGATGCGTACAGCATTGCCATGCATGAGTTCTACAAAAGCCTTCGCAGGGCTGGCTTTGCTATTGATATATGTCTTGCCATTATCTCTGATCGTGCAACTTATCCTGACTGGTTACTTCCTGCGTTGCCTAACAAGATTGACTCAATCCCATACGAAGATGATGAGGATGAATGATTCAACGCACTGTAGTCGTTTCAGATTTACAGGTTCCGTATCATGATGAAGTCGCAGTCAAAAACCTTGGGGCGTTTATCCGCGCTTGGAAGCCTCACAAAGTCGTCACGATTGGCGACGAAATTGACTTACCACAAATCTCACGATGGACGGAAGGAACACCAGGCTGGTACGAACAAACTCTTGGAGAAGATCGCGACCTTGCTGTTCAGACACTATACGACTTACAAGTAACAGACATGATTCGGTCTAACCACACAGACCGCTTATACAACGTAATCATGAAAAAGATACCGGCATTCTTGTCATTGCCTGAGATGAAGTTTGAACGATTCATGCAGCTAGATGACCTAGGAATTACATTCCATAAGAAGCCAATGGCCATTGCACCTAACTGGATTGCTATTCATGGAGATGAACAGGGCATGAACCCTAATGCAGGCCTTACAGCCCTTGGCGCGGCTCGTAGGCATGGCAAAAGCGTAATATGTGGGCACACTCATAGGGCAGGGCGTAGTGCCTTCACAGAGGCCTCTGGTGGCGTTCTAGGGCGTGTTATCCATGGGGTTGAGGTTGGTAACCTAATGAATTTCAAGCAGGCTGGATACACCAAGGGAACGGCTAATTGGCAACAAGCCTTTGCAATTATGGAAACTGATGGTAAGCGCGTCAATGTTCAGCTAATCTATGTAGAAAAGGATGGCACGTTTCTTGTCGGCGGTAGGCGCTACGGTAAGGCTCGCTAAATCGTTATCATTTCGTTACACAATGTACTTGGAAATGTCTGCCTTATGTGAGACCGTAAAGGTGTGAAGGTCGAACGAACCGACACAGACTAAGGGCTAACAATGATAGTTACAGAGAAAGACTTTGACAAACTAGCAAGCACATCAATGCTATGGGCTGGTATTGACTGGGCTTCACAACGGGATCGCTTTGATGAAGGCATAACCTTTGATTGGAAAATCGCTTACTGGTTTGCTGACAGACCATCAATTATCTTGGCTAAGAACTTCCTCAACAATCTTGGCTTTCCTTTCCAAGAGACTTATGACGATGCAATGGATGAATACATCTTGCTTACCAATTACCTGACTCCATCATGGATCTCAGAGAAGGTTGGTGCATAATGGATTGGATACAAGCAACAGCCGTACTTGCACTGTTCTTTATGACAAGTTTCATTTGGTATTGGCAAGGCTTCAAGGATGGAAGGCGCGAAGGCTATACACGCGGTCGCAATATCTCCCGACAAGCGTTCTGGCAAGAATGAAAGCCAATGACATCCTCGACGAAGCAAAAGGACTTATCCTCGACAGAGGTGCAGACTACGGCACACCAGCTATCAATCACCTTCGCATTGCAAGACTATGGTCAAGTTATCTCGATGTACAAATCGAGCCAAACCAAGTCGCAATCTGCATGGCACTCGTCAAAATCGCACGGATCCAAGAAAGTCCTCACCACGAGGACTCTTACAAAGACTGCGCAGCTTACATTGCAATCGCTGGACAAATTGCATCAACTGATTGGGATGACCTTGACAGTTACTAAAACAAAAGCCGGTATCTGGTGTGATTATTGCAAAGCGCATTGGGGAACTGAGTTTGAAAAGGGAAGAAGGCAAGCAGTTTATACCGTTGTTAGTGTTCATCCTAAGTCAAAGAACATAAAGCGACATTACTGTTTCGATTGCGCGGTGGAAGTTTCCCTATGGCCTGACGGCACACATTGGCCTCTCACACAGCAGGTCGATGCACTACTAAGCCAAGAGGAGTTACCAAGTGGCATTCAATCTTGAAGATTATGAACCCGTTGAAGAACGTTTAGCAAAGTTCTGGAAAGAATATCCAGATGGTCGTATTTACACAGAATTACTTGAATCTACTGCAACTCGTTTCGTGGTCTATTCAAGTATCTATCGCACATTCGCAGATGTTCATCCATGGGCTACTGGCTTGGCATTTGAAGTAATTTCAGATCGTGGCGTTAACGCAACATCGGCATTAGAAAATGCAGAAACCAGCAGCCTAGGCCGCAGTTTAGCCAATGCAGGATATGCAGCTAAAGGAAAGCGCCCTTCCCGAGAGGAAATGACAAAAGTCGTACAACATCCTGTACCACTTATGGTTGTACCAGAAGTAGATGCAGCATCGTTTGCACAAACATGGGAAATCTACGGCGATAAGAAGGTCAAAGAACCAACACAAGCTGCACAAGCAATTGCATTGGTTCAAGCAGAACTTGGCGCTAAACCAGTGCCGGTAGCACCTATGTGTCAGCATGGAGAAATGCAACGCAAAATGGGTGTCAATGCTAAGGGTGAGTATTCTGGTTGGGTATGCGCAGCTAATGGCGCACCGAGAGCAGAACAATGTCCAGCCAAATGGGATAAGAAGTAAGAACTCATGGGATATATTGAAGTCTTTCGCGACGGTGAGGACATGCCACCTATTATCTTAGGTGACCATTACTTAAAGGATGTAGTACATGATCAATATGCTAAACCTGAGCAGTGGATTACATGTCAAATGTGTAACGTGCCAGTGCTAGTCACTGACATTCGGATTGACGTGGACTTGGATAATCCTGTTTACACAGTCTGGCAATGTGTCAAGTGTCATGCGGTCAATGGCTAGTCAAAGCAGGAAACATCGCGGCTATCGCACACAGCGAGTAGTTGCACAGTATCTGGCTCAGTGGTGGGAACACGCTGAGTCAGCTGGGGCTGGAAGGCAGGGCAAGGATGTCACTGGGGTTCCGTTCGACCTCGAAATCAAAGCTCGCACTGCCTTTCAACCTAAGGCATGGCTAGACCAAGTCACACAAAGGGCAGTTATTGGGGAATCGTTGTCAATTGTTGTTATGCGATTCAACGGGCAAGGGGAAGATGCCTCGCAATACGGGGCAATGCTCAGATTCGATGACTTGGTCTCGCTATTGCTTCAAGCAGGTTATTCAAAAGCATCACTACAAATAAACCGTTGCACTAAATGCGGCTCATGGATTACTGCAATATGTAGCACATGTAGAATAGAGGATGAAAGAAATGCCCACTTATGAATATAAATGTATGTCATGTAATAAGACAAAGGAAGTTACACGATCCGTCAATGATTTAGGCGACACTGTTTATTGTAAGTGTAAGTCAATCATGATTCGCCTATACCAACCAACAGCTGCAATCTTCAAGGGCAAAGGATGGGGTAAAGATAAATGACAAGAAACTCCCAAGATTCACGCTCTAACTTGACACGCACGCTACGCTATAACTCGCTAGCGAGCGGCTTCAGCCGACTGCTCGCGACCGCTAGTTTAGCTGTTGGGGCAGGTCTATGTTTGCCGGCATCTGCTGCTGCACCAGATATACATATGAGTGCAAAGCAGTATGCAAAAGCACAACTAACTAAAGACCACTACAAATGTATATCTACACTTTATGGAAAAGAATCTGCATGGAAAGCATCTGCTACTAATGGATCTCATCATGGTATTCCACAGGGTAGAAGTAAATGGTTGGCCACAGCTACACCATTGCAACAGATAGACTGGGGATTGGCTTACATAGCACATCGTTATGGCAAGGTAGATGGGCAACCAGATACATGCGCTGCCTTAGATCATTGGAAAAAATACAATTGGCACTAAAGAGTAATGACCCTAGAGATACTAGGTCTTATCGAAAGGTAAGACTATTGGTGCTATCTCGTGACCAGTGGACATGCACCTATTGTCAGCAACCAGCATCAACAGTAGATCACATCATTCCTGTATCTAAAGCACCAGACCAAGCGATGAACATGGAGAACATGGTCGCTTGTTGTAAGCGTTGTAATTCATCAAAAGGCTCACGCTCAGCAGGCGTTTTTTTAGCACCAGCGTTCAC